TCAGGTTTCTCATCATATGTTTTACCATATGAAGTACCTGTTACAGAACTAATCTGAGGATTCTTCCGTAATTCATACTTCTTCTTGGCATCTGCATACCTGCGGTATGGTTTTCCCTGATCTTTTACTGGAGTAACAAGAACTTTATCCTTACCCTTCTTCTTACCTGCTGGTTTTGCTTTCTTTGCTACCTTTGCTTCTTCTATTGATAATTCTTCGTTTGCTTTATTTTCACCTTTTTTAGCTTGCTTCTTAAGTCCTTTCTTAAGACCTGCAAGATATCCAACTGCCTTCACAGGAAGTTTAACTGCTGTGTCTGCAACTTCACCTGCTGCACTAAAAGTCTTGTCAACTGCTGAACCGATAGATTCGTTTGCTTTGCTTTGACCTTTTTTGAATTGCTTCTTAAGTCCTTTCTTAAGACCTGCAGCATATCCAACTGCCTTAACAGGTAGTTTAACTGCGGTATCAGCAACTTCACCTGCTGCACTAAAAGTTTTATCGATTGCTGAACCGATAGATTCTTTTGCAACCTTCTTCTTCATCCCATATCCTTCCTTCTTATCTAATGGTCCAGGTCTTGTATCACCTTTAGACTTACGCTTCTTCTCTAATCTTTGAAGTGCAGCAAATATCTCAGGAGGTAATTCTGGTTTTTCAGATATCTTTTCAACTTCTTCCTTCTGTCCACCACCAAAGAGCATGCCTTTAGCAAGTTCTTTAACAGGACCAGAAGCACTTGAGTTCTGTAATGTTTGGGTAAATGCTCTCTCTAGAGGTAGACCATCACGTCTTGCCTTATAACGAGTATCATATGCCAACTGTCTCGCAGCTTTTTTAGTTTGATCTTCTGCAGTACCACCAGCATCACCACCAGACTTCTTCTCTGATGCACCAGCAGTTGCTTTTGGCTTAATCTTAGCTTCCATCTCAGTCAGATAGTGCTGATGGAGATCAGTTACGATATGCTTTAATGTCATTATTCTAAATGGAACTTACCTTTCCTTACAGTTATTTATGTTTAGGGAAATTGTAAATCTTTTTTGTACCTGTCATTTTCATAACATATTTTCGTAACGCATCTGTTCCAACTTCTCTCTTAGATGAATTAGGTTCACCAGACTGATTAGTCCACTCTACAACATCTCTAATCCAACATTTAAACATCTCAGGATCTTTCTCTTCACTAAATCCAAATTCATCATACTGACCTGGCTCACCTGTAAGACATATTAAATGATTTGTTCCTCTACGAATTACCTTACCACTCTTCCCTGTAGGGGTATGTCTTATATAAGATCCTTCTTTAAAGATTGCACCTGCAATATATTTCTCACGCAATTCCTGTTCTTTTTGTCTATCTCTAAGTTGAACATTCTCTTTAGTTTGCTTTGCCTTCTTCCTAAAAGTCTGTGTAGCAACAGGTCTTTGATTATTAGCAGTCCTAACCTGTTTAGGATCTTGTCCTGGAAGTTGATTCTGATTGTAAAATTTTAATTTACCACCAGTATTCTTAGCAATAAATTCTCCAGTCTTCTTATCATGGAATCCACCATGCCCATCTGGGACAAGACCTAACCTCCTCCCTTGTATGGACGCAATGGAGGTCTTCGATTCTTTGCAGAACTGGGAGAAAGTTTTCTTCATGATACTAGATCTAGTACTTCATTATTATCTTATAAGTATATTTATACTCCTTTTGCTTTCCTTCCATCTTTAATATAGTCCTTAGTGAAGACTCCACCCCTAACACCGTTCACAGATTTACCACCATGAGTAACTCTTCTATTTCCTTCTCCACCACGAGCACCTAGTGTTGGAGTATATCCATTATTAAGATCATCAATATTTTTTGTAGTTTGGGTATTAAATTTTAATTGAACTCTATCATTACCCATATCTTTAAGGTTTGGTTTACCTTGACAAAAATAAGTAGCATCACCAAAGACAGCATCAATCTTCAACTGCTTCTTTTGAATGGGTCTACTCATCGCAGTAAAACCATCACTCTTATAAGATGACCAATTATCAACAACACTTTCTCTAAAATTCTGTACTTCATCATTACTACCAATATGAGATCTATCAGTTATTCCAGAGTATTGTTGGAATGACTTAGAATTAAATCCATCTTTATATGACACAGTAAAAGCAACCTTACCGTCACTAGTTACAGCTCTAAAATCTTGATGACCAGATCCACCAACTAAACCTACAACTTTCTTATAAGTAGTACCATTTACAAATAATGTAACACCATCACTAGAAGACATACTCTTCTCAAGGAACTTATTAATCTTTTTAAGAATAGGTAACTCGGTACGATGTGATGGAACTTTATCGTACTTTTTATATCCATTTTTAAAAAGATGTATTAATGCTTCATTCCATATATCATAATCTTTAACATCCGTACCATCTGGAAATTTAAATAAAATTCTAAACTTTACTTCATTACCACCCTGAGATTCGTAGTTCCCACCAGTTACAGACTTTGATGGATTATAAGATACGTTATTACCCTTTACTTCTAACTGAGTAAAATTAGATGCTCCTGCAGTAGTCTCCTGCCATTTTAATCCATTCCCTTCCAATACATCTATTATATGATCTACTGCATCAAAACGATCTATTGCTCTCACAATAACTTGAGCAATCTTTGAACTGTTCTTGCCAATAGGCCATCTACCAGTTCGTTCTATTTTTTTTATATTAGTACCCTTCTCATTTTTAATGAGGTTAAAAAGCGTACTAGTATTAATTGCCATTAGTTCACACAGGTCTCCATTAATTATTTATGAGAGACTTAGTGTAATCCTAGGTTGAGTAATAATAGGATTATGCCATGTACCTTCTTTAATCCACAAACTATCACCTGGTTCTAACTTAACACTCTCAACTTCTCCATTCTCATAAGGAGTACCATCATCTAACAAATATTCTACAGTTCCATATGACTGCACGATCATAACATCTTCACAATCCTGATGCCTTCCAAAAGTTATTGCTTTATTACCCATAGAATAATACACATGCATTATACGAATACCATAAAGCCATTGATTATCAATCTCATCATGATGAGTTGTAAATATTTGTTTTTTTATATTCTCAAATACAGTATTAATAGTTCCTGGAAAATAATCAGTATGTAATACTACAGTTGGTAAAGTCTTCTCATCATATAAAACCTTGGTAGCACCAAATTCAAATTCAGCAGCAGTCTTAAGCATGACATCTCCCCAATCAACAGTGTGTTCAGGGAAATGATTTTTAGTTACAATAAACGGCATTTAGTCCCATACAGTAGCAGTAATTTCAATAGAGAGATCATCCATCTCCCATTCCTCCTCAACTTGATAACCAAGATCCTTAACAGTATTATGGATTGTCATCCTAGCATACTGTTGAGTAACTTTATCAATAAACCTTTGAACTGGTATATCTAAATCCCAAGTCTCCTGATCAGCAACTAACTCATAAGTTCCTGTATTCTTATTCAATCTAAATCCAATATCATCATTAACAGCAACATCAACCTGCCACTGCTTATGTTTATGATCATAAGGATTTTCTAATTTAACATCCTGAACTACATTATACTGTAGAAGTTCCAATGCTTCTACAAGTTCAGGTTTATTTTTAATTGTGGTTTTTATTGTGCTGAAGTGTGACATTTTCCTCTACGTTTGTTTGTTGATAATACTCTGTCTTATGGACTCTATCTTGTAAAGTACCTAACTTCTTCTCAATCTCTGCAGTGAGATTCTCACATGCATTTCCAGTAACTCCTATAACTTCTTCAGTTACAGTACCGTCTTGTCTAACATTAAATTTAAGAGTTCGTTTAGTCATACATCTCCGTCCTTACGATTCTCAGAATAGTGTGCATCAAACTCTCCACCAGGATATCTGGACTTGAGTTTATCTATATTCATCTCAAGAATTTCATTAAAGTTAGTATTTAGTGCCATGCAAGCTTGAGCAAGATACCACATAATATCACCTAACTCTCTCTTCATATGGAAAACATTCTCTTCACTATAAGGTTTACCTTGGAAGATAATTTTTTTAACAACTTCAGTAAACTCTCCTGACTCTGCAGACAATCCAACAGCAGCAGTAAGAAGACGATGGATATCAGAGTTCTGACCGTTCAACTCTTGTAATCTATAAATGAATGCGTCAAAATCTTTTGATGGTTCGCTTGTTACACCATCAACAAACTGAGCATATTTTTGTGGATCAATTTGATTTTTCATAAGAATTACCTACTGGTATATTAAAGGACATAACAGTTCTGGTTTTATCAGAACGTGATACTGGAGATTCATGTAAGAGTACAGCAGGAAACATTAAAATATCCCCTTCCTCTATTTGAGGTTGTATCTTGTGTAGAGTTCCAAACCAAGGATCTGGAAACGGTTGATAGAATGCTGTAGACTCATGAACTTGTGGATCAAACTCAACATATAAAATACAAGATAAATTTGAGCATCCATGATTATGTGCTCCATGATAATGTCCTGATCTATATTTTTGAGTCCACAATTGCCACATCTCTGGACCTGCTAAAGGTAATCCAGTTTGACTAAGAGCATCATCAAGATCTTCTTTCAAAATATTATACCATACATCAAAATAAGATGCTCTACCATTAGTAGAAAAATAATCAGTATGACAATCAATAACCTCTTTATCTTGAGGTCTCTCAGACATTGCCCAATCAGCATTGACCATATCTAATAATTGTTTTTTCTTATATGCCCAGTTACTAACCTTGTATCGTCTACAAGATATACTGAACATTATCATCTCATCTAGTCTTGCCATAATGGATAACCTCTAAAGTATCTGAAGTAAACTTCCTCCAAGGATCAACAACTATACTACCTTCTGGAATTTCACAATACAATTCATCATTATCAGGATTGTCCCAGTATCTATACGTTGTTGTTGCACTATGGGCAAGTAAGAACACAGCAGGTTTATTGCTATCATATGTATCTCCTGTACATTTATCAACATACTTCACAGGTATATCTTCTGTGTATGGTGCTGCTACTTCCTTACAAAAATGACCAACCAATAAACTATAACTTCCTTCTGTATAAGATACTCTTGGTTTATATGCTTTACCATGAATCACAATAGGCATTTTATTATCCCATGCAAGTTCAACTAATTTTAATGCTAAGTTCCTTGCTTGCTCTTCTCTGGATAACATAATACCTTTAAACAAATCATATCCAAGTCTTAATTTTTTTGCCAAAAATCTAAGAGCAATATTATCTCTAGGATGACAAGCACCACCATCACCCATACCTGCCTTCATGTAAGAAGAATTTATAATTCTAGTTCCTGCCTTACACAAAGCACCAGTTACAACATCAACATTAATATTCCCTTGCCTCTCAGCAACATCTTGAATCATGTTAACAAAACTAATCTTATTACTAATAAAGGTATTGTAAAAAACTTTTATACATTCACACTCATCCCATGTACCAACAATATATGGAGGATCATTCTGTGCAATAGATTTATAAAGTTGAATCAACTCTTTAGCATCACCAGTCTCAGTACCATCTTCAGTACCAATCATTACTATCTCTGGATTTGTAAAATCAAATGCAACAGTACCCATAGCAATTAGATAAGGATTATAAACAAACCTACCCTTCATTGGTGTGAATCTCTCTCTTGTAGTACCAGGTAAAACTGTAGAGATTAAAACAATTAATTGATTATCTACGTACTTATTAACTTCATCCAATACACTCTCAACAATACTATAATTAAAATCTTTTGGTTCTAAATGCATGCATGGTTTGCTACCATCATAATCTTTATCGTGTGGTGTAGGAACAGCAATAAAAATTATCTTTGATTTATTTACAACATCTTTAATTGAAGATTGAACATCTACTAGAGATGTATCTCTAGGTTCAACATCATAACCAAACACAAAATGTCCTGCCTTAGCAATCTCCTCAGCACAAGGCATGCCAAGTTTACCAAGACCAATAAAACCTATATTCATCCTCTCTCCAAATCAAGAGTTACACAATGATATCCACCACTTAAAGTTCTTTGATGTCTCATTGGAAGCATAGCACATTCTATACCATGACTCTCAAGAAGTTTTCTAGTTGGTTCTTGAGTTTCTTCTAGAGCAACCAAACCTTGATTGACACTGAATAAATTCATATTCACCCAGACTGACATATTATTATATCCAGTATAAGATCCTATGTCAATTGCTTGTGGTGCATAAACAATATCCCAACTATTAAAAGGTGCTGGTAAATCATCCTTATCTTTTATCCTAGATGGATTTGCTAATATAAGTCCTTCTCTTAAAAATGCTACAGTGGTATCAATATGAGAATATGAATAGACATCTCTAAGTAAATGAACATCTGCATCACATCCTGCTTCATGTAACTGATTCTGTAATAACTCAGCACCTAATTCATTACCACTATTAGATACCAAATATAAAATATCATTATTTGCCCTGAGTGTATTTGCAGCATCAAATGCTGGAGTAACTTCATTCAATGCTAGAACACTAGGATTACCAATACATTCCTCATTATAAAGATCATCAATATATTGACATGGCATCTCTACAGCATTTGGTAAATGCTCACTCATTGCTCTCCACTCACCTCTCCTACTTCTTAAAGGCATTGGTGTTGCTAGAGCGAGATTACTATGTACAAACACAGAATCCCTAGGACAAAAATTATAATACTTTACTGGTTCTCTTTTTGGACGTACAACTTCTACACCTTCACCTTGTAAGAATTTAACAAAAACTTCTAAGTCCTCATTTGCTTCTTGAATTACTTGATCTGGGAATGCTCCAACTTTTATAGGAAGATATTCTTCTTTACCATAACCAAACAACTTCTTCTTTGGTTTTACACCAGCATAGTTAATTGTACGAGTATCCTTCTCTACTGGAGGCATAGTAGCATAATCTGCAACACCAACTATAACCTTCTTTAATTTATCCCATTCATTTGTAGCGTACATATTATCTGACAGTAGAAATTATCATCTTATGATCATTTATTTTACCATAAGTAAAGAAATCATCCAAACTAAAATTCTTATGCTGTGTCATCCACCAATGGTAATAAGCACGTCTAGAATGTTTATGATGTATTCTATTAATAATAACATTATTTTCACCACTTGTCAGTGTATCGTTAGTAGTGATTAACGGAATACAATATGTCTTACCAGTATGTCCAATAAAATAATCTACTGTTCCAGCAGACTTATTAAATTTTTTATCTCCTAATACCTTTTCAAAATTCCACTTATCACCATCAGAATGTAAACTCAATATCTTCTCAACATAATCTCTCTGTAAAATAACAGGACCAAAAAATGTATGGTTTAATTTTGGATGTAAAAAGAATGGTATAAACTTAGTAGATTCATATCCAATTTGAAGACAGTCCCAATCATATGGAATCCTATCCATTAGGTAATCCCAATTAAAATTCCAATATTGAAAAAGATTCAAATCATAATCATCTTCCATCAAAAGTAATACAGGATCATTTGAAGTATCCAACCATTCTTTCATAAACTCTAAATGAGTAACTGCATTACCAACAACATATGCTGGCATACCAGTAACCTTACCAGATACTTTTTTTGGTCCCCATTCCTTTGACTTAGACAAAGCATATTTTGAAGAGGAGACTCTAGTAAAATCTAATCTCCAAAACTCAAACTGCTTCTCCATGTATTCTCTTCTATCAATTCTATTATCAAGATTTACATAATATACATGAGGAAAATTTCTCAATTTACCCTTATCATACTTAAGCATATTAATTATAATAATTCATAGTTTTCCTGATCATACCAAGATCGTTTGTCTTACCATAAGTAAAGATCTCTTCAAGACCAAACTTCTTACTCTCATTAACCCACCAATCATAGTACGCTAATTTACAAGCACGTACCACTTTAAATTTTTTAGTATTGCTTGGGAAGAACTTTGGATTATTGGGTAATAAAGGAAGACAATAAGTTTTACCATTATGACCTATAAAATAATCAACTGTTCCAGACTTAAGACCAAAATTTAAATTTGCAATCTTACCAGTCAAATCATACTTACCATCCTTACAATGTAACCTAACTAACTTTTTAACATATCTTCTATTCAATAGAGAAGGACCAAAGGTAGTTGCTGGCATTATCTGATGAAGATAAAAAGGAATGTAGTGTAAATTCTCAAACCCAAATTGAAAACAATCCCAGTCATATGGCAATCTTGTACGAATATAATTCCAATCAAAATCCCATGTATAACATAGATCTGTTTGAGCAACTTCCCAATCAATAGTATCCCTCATAATTATTAATTCAGGATCTTGATCTTGTTCCGTAACATCTAACCAGTCTTTTAAAAATTCAAGAACTGATATAGAAAATCCAGCAACACTAACAGGAAGTTTATAATCTGATCTATTTAAAATTAAATCTTTCCATTCAGAACTATTCTCACTAGTATACTTGATACGCATACAACTATAGTCCATAACATCTAAGTTACTTAGACTCCTATCCATATGTTCATCTAACGTCTTATCATTATTAAAATAATAAACCCTAGGAAGTCCTTTTAATTTATCCTTTAATGTCATAATTCTTTAGGGAAAAAGTTTATGTTTATGAGTAACCTTCTATCACTCGTTGTTGGTGATCCTGCATGATAATTATTAGAAGGAAATAAAATAACTCTTCCTTTCTTTGGAGTAACACTATCTATTGGTTCCCAAAGATGTTTAAATCTATCAATTACTACATTATCATTTATATCAGATTCTTCAAACAAATAAGTATCACCAGTTGAATCAGTAGGATAATATATTGCACTCATACCACCAGCAGCAGTAGTGTCTGTGTGTGGTGGATAATGCCTAAAACCATCTACTCTCGGTGTATGTAATATACCTCGTATTCTTATAGGGCGATAGTTAGGAATTATATCATCTACAATTTTAGTTAGTAATCCAATCATACTGTGATATATTGCAGTATCAAATGCTCTACCATTTTCAAAAATATCACAAACAAATTGAGGATGACCACCTTTTAAATATTGTCCATTATCCATAGAGTCTTGCCAACTCCAAGATACATCTGGGCTACACAATAAACTCTCAAGAACATCTTGATATGTAGGGGATATTATGTCATCATATACATCAAATTTCATTAATTTTGAATACCATGATTATTCAATACCAAACCAAATCTACTGAGAAATTCACGTCTCTGATGAGATCCTTGTTCAATAAAATATTTATCACTCCACTGTGAGATATCTCTTGTCATAAGATTATCATTATCCTTACCATAACTAAAGAATTCATCAGCAGTAAAGTTATCTCTATCCTGTGTCCACCACTCCCAATATGCTTTATAACATTTTAAAAAACTAGGTCTGGGTTTCCACTTACTATCATCAATAGTATCCATTCCATTAACACCAGCATCACTGATACCTGTGAAGTATGGGACTATGGGAATAAGTGGTAAAGAATAACAATTGCCAGACTGTGCTAAAAAATAATCAGGTGATCCTGATGTTCCCTCAAATGTCATACCATCATGTATCCCAGAATCCCTATTCATATACACAGAATTTGCAATGACATTATCAAACTTATACTTACCATTAATGTAATGAAGATCTAATAACTTCTCCGCATAATGTCTACTCATTAAAGTAGCACCAAGAGAATACTCTGGTTTAGTAGGATGCAAATAAAATGGAACTACATCTGGAGATTCAAATCCTAACTGAATACAATCCCACCCATAGGGTAATTGCTCCATCATATAATCCCAACTAAAATTCCAATACTCTTGTATCCTTATATCATAATCATCTTCCATTAAAATGATATGGGGTTCATCAGTTCCTTTAGTATCATCTAACCACTTACGCAATAGATCTAAAATTTGAGAAGAATACCAATTAATCATTAATGATGATTCCTCATAATCACCATCTAATTGTTTATGGAAGTCTTTAGGTAATTCACTTGCTGGAGGTTGTTCAATCCTAGTAAATGCCATACCATAAACTCTAAAATGATATTCCATCCAATGCTTCCTATTAGTCTGTGACTTTACATTGGTATAAAGTATATGAGGCAAGTGCCTCAACTTATCGTGCATATTGTATTTTTTAACAGTCATGGTCTATAATTGTCTAGATACTTTTCTCCGTAGAGTTCACTCATCTTATTAGTTATATCATAATTCAAAAACTTCTCTGTGTCTAGTGTCATCTTCACATCTTTAGAAGTTCCATAGGTAAAAAAATCATCTAAAGTAAACCTATCTCTCTCATGCTTCCACCAAAAATAATATGCATTCCTAGCTTTAATATCTCCACTCTCTCTATAAAATTTTTGTAAAGCACTATTATCTTCAAAACTACCAAAGGATGTGTTAATTGTAATAAGAGGAATACAATATGTTCTACCACAATGAACCATAAAATAATCAACAGTTCCAGATCCAGCAACTGCTTTACCAGAATTCCAAGCAGCATTAGCAACTGTATTTAATAATCTATACCTATCTCCCACACAATGAATATCAATAAGTTTCTCAACATATTCTCTATGCAAAAGAACAGGTCCAAAATCATGTGCTGACTGTATAGGATGTAAAAACATTGGCATCCCCTCTGGATTTTCAAATCCCATATGAAGACAATCCCAATCATAAGGAAGTCTACTCATAAGATATTCCCAATCAAAATGCCATCTCTTAATACAATTCAAATCATAATCATCCTCCATCAATATAAGATAAGAATCATCACTCTCTGCATACCACTTCTTTAAAAACTCAAGATGACTTATTGCATTAGCAGCGATAGGTGGTAGTAACGTATAGTTCTCATAGTCTATAATTAAGTGACACCAAGAATTAACTTGAGATCCAAGATACTTAGTACCAGATAATCTAGTATACTTAATACCCCATCTCTTAAATTGTCTCTCCATGTATTGTCTTCTATCTGTTCTATTATCCAGATTGAAGTAGTATACATGAGGCATACCTTTTAACTTATTATTTAAATCCATATCAACATCTTCTGTCTATTCTCATGAACCCATTCTGACTTCATATCAAAAGTAACTATTCGTTTCCAATCCTGACCATATCCATAATTAAAAAATTCTTCATTTGATTGTAGAGTTGATGCATATTCCCAAAAGTATTCTATAGCATGTGAAGATAATCTATCTCTACACATTCTAATATCAAGTTCATCACTCTCCATAAAAATACTTGTTAGACGGAATACAGGACAACTATAAGTTATTCCCAAATCAAATAGAGTTACCTCAATACTTCCTTCATCAGGTATATGATGACTCCTATCTTTATTTGGATAATATAAACGAAAGTTGCCATAAAACTTCTTTACCTTCTTAGCAAACTGTCTGGTAATCATATAACATCTAGTAGATCTAGATGTATTCCTCCAAGGATGTAAAAAAGTTCTAATCTGTTCATTAGTTGAATTAACAAATAACTGAATACAATCCCAATTATAAGGAAGTTTACTATAAAGAGTCTGCCAATCAAAATGCCAATGTTCTACAGTGTCCATATTCACAACATCATCCATTATGATGCAAACATCTTCATCGTTAGTATCAAACCATTTAACGATTGCATTGTAATGATCTAATGTAATCGATAACTCTTCTACACTTAATGCAGTAAAGTCATCCTCTATTAACTCCAACCATTCATGAACACCTAAATCCTCTTCAATATTTTTATTAGTATATTCTTTTTCATACCTTTCATAGTTCTCTATACCCAACCACTCAAAATGATTCCTCATCTCATCATCTCTTTCTGGATGATGTTTAGAATTAAGGTAAATGATCTTTGGCAGTCCTATTAATTTTTCATGCATTAGACTGGTCCCTTCCCATCATACTGTGGTAATTGAATTCTCATCTCATGATGTATTGGAGAACCCCAACTTAATATATCATCTACACTATAGTTCTTACTACTATTTTCCCACCACTTTCTAGTAACAGTAGTAGCAAGTATATCATACAACTTGTTATGATATTGAGCAACTACTTCATCATACATTTCCTCTTCTTTACTTGCCTCTTGTCTGTTATCTGGTCTAGTTGCTAACCTTTGATTTAAACAAAGTAAAGGTAGTGTGTATGATTTTCCAACCTGATATATTAACCAATCATCACTGCTATAACACTCTTTAGGAATGGTAACATCTCTTAGACTATTGTCCAATTTAAATGATCCATCAGGTTGTAGATGCATCTTCATTAATTTCTCAACAAAGTATCTGTTAATAAGAATACATGCAGCAGATGAACTCTCACCAATCCTAGGAGATAGATGCATATTTAAAAAGTCATTATGACAATAATAGAACTGAATAATATCCCAATTATATGGAAGATTTTTATATAAAGTATTCCAATCAAACGGCCAATACTCAATTAAATCTAATGCTAAATCATCTTGAATTAAAAGCATGTTTTCTGAGATACCAGAATTATACCAATCAATAAACGTCCAAAATTCATTCATCACAATAGAAGCATCGGAAGGAGCAAGCAACATTAAATCTAACTTACGTCCCCACTCATTTATTTTTGATGTATGGAATCTATTTGCAGACACCCTAGTATAGTCTGTAATACCCCATTTACTAAATTCATTCTCAAGGTGTTCCTTCCTCTCAGTTCTATGATCCATATTCAAATAGAATATAGGAGGTAAACCTTTTAATTTATTATCAAACTTTGTCATTTTTAAACACCGACATATCAGGAAGATAGGGGTAATCCTTATAAGACCAATCTTTAACTGGTGTATTCACTGCTGTTTGAAATTTTTCCAATCCTTCAGAAGCCTTCTCTGGTGTCATGTAATAATGATATCCCATAATGTCTATATCTTGATCTCTCCAAGGTCTATAAAAATCTCTACCATCACACGACATTCTTTTTAGAGTATAATATGCCGTTGGATTATCAGTAAGAATCATACCACCACGTCCTAGTGGTAGATGTTTTCTTTGTTGAAAACTTAAACAAAAATATGTACCAGGAATATATGAATTCTTCTCCCACAAAACAGCAGCATCAACAATGTTGGTGCTGCCAATATAATAATATTTTTCCCATTTTTTATCTTCCCATCTCCACTTCTTTAATCCAATCTTCTTCATGATGAATGGGACTGAGATATATGTATTAGTTGGTACTTCTACAAAATCATACTTCTCATATCTCATACACAATTCTAATGCATGTGTACATGAGTCAACAGCAACTCCATAAGTAGAACCATAAAAATTAGCAATGGTTTGTTCAAACTGATGAATTGTTGAATCTCTTACTACTTGATCAGTCAGCGGAGTTGTATAGTTCATAATCCATAGCGTATAGTTTATTAAATTCTTCCATGTCAGGTTCTACAACCTGATGGAATAACTTCTTTGCCAACATAGTATAATTCGGCACAAAATATTTAGACTGTCTCAAATGCTGTATATCTAAGTCCATATCAAGAAAATTATTAACCTTCTTTTTTAAGTTACTATCTAATTTTAATAACTTAAGTTTACCATTATATTCCAAACACAATCTTAAAAATAAATGTTGAGGTGCAGTGTGTTCATCATACACATACTTCTTATTCTTAACTTGTTTTAATACCCAATCAAATGGTGGTTTATATCTACACATAAATTCATTCATTCCAGATACCCACCTAGTACATGGGTCTCTAGTCATAGCAAAAAAAGTATATCCACTCTCAACCAAAAACTCTGCCATAGTTTCATAATCCTTGGCTCTACGAAAATTCTCCAAAGGTATAAACGTCATACCCTCAGAGATAAATGCTGATGTTATTGAAGTACTTCCACACTTATCAACATGCAGATATACTAATTTTTTCTTTACATCAAGATAACAATTAATAAAACCATCTCTATGAATTACTTGTTCAGGTAATCCTCGTTTTAATTTAAAAGTAAATGATGAACAATAGTCTGGATACTTATCCACAAGATCATCTATAACTGCCCTACGCTGAGGGACATCTCTTGATATTAAAGAGTCAACTACCATGGCTTAGGTACAGTCGGCATCTTCTTAACTGTATCTTGAATCAAAGGTAACATATCATTCTCAACTCTCTCTGCAATCTTATCAATAACATTAACATCTATATCCATAAATGGTGGAATGATTCCTAAAATTCTTAATAAACCATCTACAAATAATGCTAATGCTGTAAATCCTAGAATCATAGAGATAACCGTTGCGTCTCTATTATGCTTACGCATAGAAGCTTCATCAATTGCTTTTGCTTCGTCCACGGCAGACTTAATTAGGAGATCTACTTCTTTCTTAGTATAGAATCCACCTATTCCAGGTATGTCGTGTATGTCATATCTTCTTGGACTCATAAACCTCCTTTAGTATATTTTTGTAAGAGGATTTGTTGGGTGGTATAAAACGTCCTCTCTTTCCCAAGAATCTATCATGTCGGGAATTTCTGATCTTGGCACATACATTGGATGATCATAAGGATCAGGTCCAATTAACTCAAACCGAACAGCATCCAAAATTCTATTAAAAGATCTTGACATCTGACGATATCCAGATCCAACATATAGTTGTCCAGCAAAGACGGATACAGTGGCTACACCCCAAAAGATGTAATAAAATTTAGACTTCACTTGGTTTCTTGCTTTAGTTACTTTTAAATTAGTCATGTGCAGTAATTTGCATAGTATATCTGTTGGTTGATCCAACGTTAGCCGCAATATGCGGAGTGTCACCTCGCCACATTATATATTCTCCCTTAGTCCAGTTCACTACAGGTTTTGTGTCAACCTCAAAGTAATGTCCTGATTCCCAGTCATTTAGGAATATTAATATTCTACAGATATTTTCTAGTTTGTCAAGATTATGTAATGCCTTATACCGAGGATAAGTATCCCTATGCTCTGGCATAATAGTTCCTGGTGGCATACAATAAACAGATGAACAAGCATCTTGTAAATTATATTTACCGACAAGATATTCCTTCACGTCAATACACCACTCAGGAACTCCTTTATACTCCTCTAATAATAATCCAGTATAGTTAACATAAAGATGTCCTATAGACTTCCACTTTTCTACAGTCTTATCACATGGGAACTGTCTTCTGTCTGGGTAATCAATCTCAGTAGGATCACCCATCATCTCTAAAGGTATTATCATGAAAAACTAAAACCTCCAAACTTATCTTTAAACTTTGTCTCAGGAGTATCCTCCTTATCATGTCCATTATCAACTACACCTTCCTGTGCATTCTGTTCAACATCATATAGTCTCATCTTGGCACGATCTATACCCACAATAAATCTCTTGAACATTGTAGGGTCATTATATCTATTCTTTAATTGCTTAACCATTATTTGGTTGAGACCTTCCAACTCCTCAGTAGATATGAGAGCGAACATAAGGTCAGCAGTAGCAGGGAGTCCAAAGGATTCTGAAGTGTCAGTAAGGTCAACATCGCTGTTGCCAAAACCAGCACGAGTAGTTTGAGTAGCACTAACAATCGGTACATTAGACTCGACAGCAAGACCACGAAGCTCCTCTGCAATCGCTTTAATATACGAGTAAGAGTTGACAGTTGAATTACCACGATACCTCGATGATGCACATATATTTAAGTAATCAATAAAAATTATATCAGGTCTAAATGATTTCTTCAATGCTAATTCATTTAGCAATGCTTTAAAATGTCCTGAATGAGCAGATGCAGTAGGGTACTCCTTAATTATAAGTTGTCCCTGTGTCTTAGTTAAAAGATTTTGTATCTTCCCTTCAAACATTGGTTTAGGAAGATCTGTTATGTCTTGTATATTGACATTAAGTAGATTAGCATCAATCCTCTCCGCAATCTTTTCCTCTGCCATTTCCATCGTAATGTAGAGAACATTTTTTCCTTGGAAGAGGACACTGCTAGCCACATGACACATGAATAAAGATTTTCCAACACCTGTGCCAGCGAGAGCAACGTTGAGAGTTTTATTCGGTAGACCACCCTTTGTAATCTTGTTAAAATATTCAAGGTCGAATGGGATTTTTTCTTCCTTCTTATGGTAGTACTCATAACGTTCTTCAACATTACCAAAATAATCGTGTCCTATATTATTATCAAAGGATACTGCTAGAGCATCAGATAATATTGTAGGAATAGCATCTTGAGTTTTCTTATCATCTTGACCATCAGCAATACTAATAGACTCCATGAGTGCTAAGTAGATAGCACGTTCTCTACACCACTTCTCAGTAGAATCTAATAACCATTGATGATCTTGTGGACGTTTCTCAAGACAACCTACTAACTGTTGAATGTCTTGAAGTGTTTGTTCTGTGAGATCTTTACGATTTGATACTTCAATAAGAAGTGCCTCTACAGTTATTTGAGTATCATACTTAGTAATAAACTGTACGGTCTCTTCAAAGACTAACTTCTGACCTTGTTCTTGGAAATAGTCTGGTTCAATAAAAGGGATTACCTTCCGAGAATACTCTTCATTATAAATGAGGTTCTCAAGGATGGTGACTTCAAGTGTTTCCATCAGTTACCATAACAGAATTCTTCTTTTGCTATAGTGTCTAATTTTTGTAATATATCTTCTGTAAAATACTCTTCTGGATCTTTATATATTGCTTTAGCATAAACCTTCTTACCATTAATCTCATATCTACCTGCAACATTTTTCCACAACCCTCCAATCTCACCCAATTCAAGGAGACCGTAATACCTATCTAAACCACGTTGATCGTAGTAAAGACGTATATTTACTTCTTTGTTTTCTTTGGAGAGTCTAGATTTGGCTGTCTTAGCTTTAATAAGGTTTCCAACAACCTCGCTCTGATCCTTTTCCTTTTTTTTGCTGAGATAAATGATCGTAGACGAGGCATATTTGAGACCAGAGCCTCCTCCCATTTCTTTAGTTGGGACATAAGATCCGATAACATCGTAGGTGTGATTTGTGACTATAAGTGGTATGTTTGCTTGACCAAGTTTTAATGTTAGCATACGGAATGCTCCTTTCACAAGTTGAGATTTGGTCATGTCTCTGACTTGCTTATCATCTAATGCGTCTCTGATTTCTTTTTCAGTTGACAACATACCTAAAGAGTCTAACACAAACATACAAGGTTTGCGATCTTCCTCAGGTGTCTTAAGGTATATATCTACTGCCTTAAGTGCCTTAGTACGGAACTCTTCAATAGTAACTACATTAACAACAACAGTTCTTTTTAAATCAAGTCCACGAGACTCAAGTAATCCTTTATTAACTGCGGCTTCAGTATCAAAATAGAGACAATAACCATCAGGATTAGTATCAAGGAAGTTTTTAACCACTGCGAGGGAGAAAAAAGTCTTTCCAGTACTGCTTTCACCAGCGATGGCAGTAATCTTATTACGAGATACCCCACCATAAACGGAACCTGACACCACTGCGTTAAAGATGTATGATCCTGTATCGATGAACTCTTCTCTTTCTTCGATGTCTTCTGCGAGTTGGGTGTATTCGTCTCCAATTTCTTTAACGATTTCCTTTAAAAAATCCATAACTATTTCTTTTCATCATGTTTGTGGTTTAGTTTACCAGACATCTTATATGCCTCTTTGTTTCCACCGTGACCATGTGCAATGCCTAGTTCATGCATCTTAGAATGTTCATCGATCTGGTCTCTTAGATCCTTCTTACCTGCTCCAAATGTAAGAAAAATTCCATATGCAACTAAAGCACCTAAAAGTAAACCAAAGAATAAAATTAATCCTTGATCAGGTGTCAAGTTTAAGTGTGGAATTAAAACATCAGGTTGCTTCTCCCATGTATTGGGTAGTGTATATACTGATGGTCTTGATAGAAAGATCATTATAGTAAACTTAATAGAGATATTATACCACTATTTAATCTAGATTACCATACCATGTGATTCTCTTAAGATTTTTTTATAACACCCGTTTGGATTTTGATCTATAGTTTCTTTTACTAACTTCAATTTTTGAAACAGTGCTGTATCACCACCTAAGTGTAAAGCACTTACGATAGTTCCTAACTCCTTATCAGTTATAGGTAAATCCATTAGGTAAAAAACGCCTCCAGCGTTGCAGTTTTTTCTACATTCCAACCAATCGCATTAAGAATTGCTTTGAGAGGTTCTAAAAAGGACTTCTCAAATTGTAGATCGTAATCGACATAGTTGTTCAATTCAAGTTCTTTAGGAAATTCTTGAATAAATGACAACACATTCTCGTGAATGGGATTGGGTAACTTAAGATAACAAAATTTAACTTTCTCACCATTGTTGATGAGTGAGTACTTATTGTCTAACTTATTTTTCTTAACATAGTAGTTAAACAGCAAAGCCCCCCGTATATGTATAGGAGTTCCCTTTGCATAGATTGAATTTACTGCTCTATACTTCTCAACATTACTTGCAGATCTTGGAAAGGAGATATCTTCTGGTGGAAGAGTCTTAAATTCTGCACGAGACTTATCAATAAAATCAATAACTTCATCCTCAGTTCCATTCATCATAAGTTTAAGAGCATCCTTAATCATGGTACGGCAAGGTGCAGGTGTAGAAGACTTAACTGCTTCAATACCCATCATCTTCAACTTAGGTTCGTTGTACTGTACTCCTTCACTATTCCATACATTAAGGATGTATCTCTTCTTAGCAGTCCATATACCCCTCTCTGCGATGTTCTCTCGCTTCATTTGCATCTTCTGATCATATGCATTTACGTAGTCGGCCAATTCTTGGTAAGAACTTTCAATATAAGGTTCAAGTTTAGTTTCACACACCTGATCAAGGAACCTGACAACGCCCTCAGTAGTTTTCTCTCTCCCCTTGTATACAGTTTCAACCAAATCACCCATATTAAGATAAATGGAATCAGTATCTGAAGCAATAACATAATCAATCTCCTTTGTTTTCATAAGTTTATTCAAATAAGAATTCATCTTATTCTCTATCCAACGTATGGATACTTGTCCAGACAGAGTAATGGCTTCTGCATTAGCAAGTTTGTAATACCTGAAGTACTGATTGCCGATAGCACCATAAGCAGAGTTAAGAGATATCTTCTTCGCCATTTGAATATTGTTGCATCGAGCAATCTCCTTCTCCAATGCTTCTGTAGGTGTCTTCTCATACTGTTGCTTTGCGTCCAACATTTTCTTTTTGAAGATCACACGATCTCCATACATCTTATCCATAAGTTCTGGAAGGAACCCACGCACATCCTTCCTATACTGTGCTCCATTGGCACATGTAGCATACTCACCCTCAATCAATGTCTCTTTGTTTAAGATCCCTTCAACGCTCGCACTGGGATGTCTAGTCTCCCTGAGGGTCTCTGGACTGATATTATATTGCATAATAAGATGAGGGTACAGACTGTTGAGGTCAAAACTAACCACCCAATCATACTTTCCTGGAATCGGTTCCTTGACATAAGCACCTGCGTATTTGTCGTTTTTATCTGTTCTAATTTTAGGAGGGATTACAATATCTCTTTTCTTAAGATAATTGTATATAATAGTATCCCACATCCGTACTTGATAGAATACATCCTCATAGTTTACCTTGGCTTCATATGCCATAGTAAGAGCAAGTTCAATCAACTTCATCTTGCCTTCCATACGGTCAACAAGTTCAACGTCAATTATATTATACTCTACAAATTTTTTCCAACCTTTTGTATAGAAGTCCTTAAAAGTATCAAACTCAGAGTGGTCTAATTTCTTTTGTCCAAGTTCTACACTAGCAATATAATCCAACCTATAAGATTCCTGTGCCTTATAAGTAAACTTCTTATAAAGATCAAGATAATCTAACTGAGAGATACCACCAATGTCATATGCTATCTGTTCTCTACCTGCAATAAAAACCTTATCTTCACTAACCAATCCCCAAGGAGACATACGACGCATTAACTTCTCACCTAGGATACGATCTATCCTACGAACAATGTATGGTATATCATATAACTTACTGTTCCATCCAGTAATAACCTCTGGAGTATTCTCCTCTATCATCCACCAATTGATGAAGTCATTTAAAAGATCATACTCATTATTAAATTGCTTGTAGTATAGATTATCTTGATGAGTCTTGAATGGACCGTTACCCCAAGTAATAATCTCTTTGGTAGCATAGTCCTGAATTGATATAAGAAGTATCTCCTCAGCAGCAGATTCTACATCAGGGAATCCTTGCTCAGATTTAACCTCAATATCAATAGTTACTAATTTAATCTTGCTGATATCAAACTTCAATTCATCAGCAGGATATTTCTCTGAGATGTACTGATATATAAATCTCTCATTACCATATACATCAAAACCTGGTACAGGTTCGTACTTCTTTATAAAATCTCTAGTCTCACGAACAGTTCCAGGTTTAATAGGTGCTACAGATTTACCAGTAAGAGTTCTGTAATGGGTTTTCTTTTTAGGTGATTCAACAAAAAGGGTTGGGTAAAACTTCTCACGGGTTGCGAAGTGTTTACCATCTTCATAACCACGAA